TAGCACTGACCTGACCTGCTGCAGCCGCATCTAGATACCACAGAGCTGTCAGATCAGCCGATACGCTGCCAGTAGCCAGCACACTAGCATCAGCCGATACAGTGTAGAATGCGTTACCTGACACCGACCCTTGAGCCTGTATCGTAGCGGTAGCGTTAGCATCACACGCAAGATCACCCGACAGCGAAGCAGTAGCCGATATATCACCTGATAGCGGCTGTACCCTTACGATGTACGCTGAAAGCGCACTAGAGGCTGCTATAGAGCCTGTAACGCCTCGGATACGTGATACATCAGCCGAGACAGAAGATGCGGCAGAGGCGCTCGCAGACAGCTCTAGCGTGACTACCCCGTAGTAGCCTGCTGAGTAGAGTCCCTGCCCATAACTAAGCGCCATTGCGTATTAGTCCAGTGATACCGTTAGAGTGCCGATAGAGAAACGAAGCTGGTCGCCCGTATCAACAGTCTTACTGTTATCCAGTGCAACCCAAGCAAGCAGGTTGCCTGACGTAGACGCATCGAATATGCCCACATGTGTAACAGTGCCCCAGCCTGCCGTAGCTGCTGGAAACTCTACCGCTGTATCGTTAGTAACTGAGCCTGAAGATGCTGCACCGAATGAGATAGCTGTGCGAGCGTATGACCCACCAGTGACCTCGGTACCACCGCCTGCATCAGAAGGCGCTGCAGTGTATAGTGCTGCGTAAACGGTAGCTGGCGAAGTGTACGCTGCGTTGCCGAATACGTGATCTAGTAACTCATCTTCTAGGTAATCTGAAAAGCCTGCCATTAGTAACTCCCAATTTTCATTTTCAAGCCAGAGCCACTAACAGTAGCCTTGCGAGACATTGCGTTAAGTTTATCTAGCTTACTCTGATACAGCGCGCCAAACGAGGCCAAGCGTTCATCATCGCGCAGATAGGTACAGGTTTCTACCAGACACGCGTACAAGTATAGATCAGGTGAGTCAGCCAGTAGCCAGTTGGACGTATTACTGTCCGACAGTGCCTCGATCTTCTCTAGGTACAACAACTCAATATTCTGAGTGCCTGTAGGTGTCGGATACAGCTCAAGCTCACCCGCTATATGAGCGTAGTACAGAGGCTTGTTAGCAACATCTGAGCCACTAAAACGCATATCCTGCATCTCATCACGCGAGACTAGGTTTATAGCGTAAGGCACCGTATCTAGATTCGTGACACGTACTGTCTCTAGCCAGTTAGTTGGTAGAGTCAAGTACTGGTCATCGATCTCGGCAGTAGAACGCTGCTCCATCTTCCAGTGGCGTACATCACGATTTAGCTGAGCCTCAGCCATAGTGATAAACGTAGGTATGACCGATGTAAGATCGTCTCGGTTGAGGAAGTCTGCAATAGCCGTCTGAAGCTCTGCATATGTTGATATAGCCATTAACGTTTACCGCCCTTGCCTTTACGTTTCTTCTTGCTGCAAGCCATTATCGTACCCTCACGCTAAGCCTAGTAACCCGCCGATCTGCGGCTGTTCAGTCATACGATCAAGCAATGGGTTCTCTACCTTACTATAGAGGTCAATACCGTATTTCTCAATGGCTTTTTTCATCTCAGGTGTAATCTCGATACCCCAACGCCAGTTGACGTTATCTTGTATTAGATCAGGGTCAGTGACCTTAAACTTCTTGACCTTGACACCGTATTTCTCAGCCAGTTTCTTAAGCGCCTTAGGCATCTCTGAGTCATACAGCTTTTGGTAGTTTTCAGCAGGTTTTGTATTCACAAACGCCTGATCTTGAGCGTTACCGATGATAAACACGTCTTGACCGTTCTTGACAGCCGACATCACCCCTTGAGCGATGGTAGCATGTACTTGGCGGTTGTCAGCCACAACAGGTGCGGCGTAGGGGCGCTTGGCTTTGATGATAGCGTCTGCCAGCTCAGCGCGCAGGTCGAACATCTGCTTAACCTGAGGTATGGTCATCATCTCCTCAGCGTCCAAATGACCCTTTAGCGCGCTTTCAAGAGTTGGCCTATCTGACAGGGCGTTATCAACCTCATATCTTTTAAACGCCGTTTGAATCATGTCGTTCGCTCTATCAGTCAGCACAACGTTCTTAGGCACGTGCCCCATAGTCTCAGCTATATGCGCCATGTACTCATCAAAATCGACCATTTCTCTGTCGTACTTCTGCTTAGCGTCTTTAGCCTCGTTAACAGCCGCTTCACGATCCGCAGGGGTCTCCAAGAAACCACCGCGCTTACGCGCCTGAGAGCCCAAGTCAGTCTGCGACTCATGTAGCATGTGCGCGGTGCGACCGTCTTCAAGCTTAGTGCCGCCAGCGCGACTCCAGAACAAGTTACTGTGCTTAAAGTGCTGAGTGACGTCACCGTGCTGTCTCATGTCAGGCATGTTGACCATGATGTTTTCAGAGAAGTCCACCGGCTCATCGTACGGAGCGCGATTGTAGAAGCTTACATCCCCGTGATTCACTCGCATCTGCGGCTGTGATGGGTCTTGATAAGTTATAGGTTTAGCACCGTAGGAGTTCTTAAGACCATCAATTTTTCCGTACATGTACTCTACAGCATCTAGCAGACTACCTTTAGTGTCTAACGTACGACCGTCCATGTTGACTTGATAGATACCGCCGTTAGCGCCGCCGCCTCCAACAGTGAAGACGTGCTCATCACCATTTGGCATAACCACAACACCTTCCCACTTGTAGCGTGGGTTGGCGTCTGTCTCTGCATCAATAATAGGCTGTACGTGCTCGTACGCCTTGTCATCGAAGTACGAGTTGAACTCAGGTAGCACCTGACCTACGGCGCGTTTGAACTCTAACTGATCTGGATGCGCTTTAGCCTGACCTTCGATGTAGCTCATGGCCTGATCAAACGGTGTGCCAGTGCGCTGAGAGAAGAACTCAGCCAGTTTGTGTGAGTTGCTTGCTATACCCTTACGCAGTCTGTCGTAGTACATATCCTTGTAAGTTGGGAAGCCGAAATCAGCAGGTTCATATGGTTTTAGAGAGCTGTACTCAATCTCTCGGTACGCATCGTACGGGTCTAACTGAAGTACCTCAGGTAGCTTCATCTCGATAGGCGCGTGTGGTGGTGTTGACAACTCAAGCTCTGGTCGTGGCGTTAGCGGTGGTAAACCGATCGCCTCATAAGCCCGTTTAGACACCTCAGGATCACTTGATGCGGCTCTAGACGCAAATTCAGATAGAGCGGCGGATTGCATGGACTCCATGTACTGATCACGTTGCTCAGGCGTTTCAGGCTCTAGAGCGTCCAAGAACTCGTTTACCGTTGGGTATTCAAAGGCTTCAAGTAGTAGCTCGTCAGCTTCCTCAAGACTTAAACCCTTGTCCCTCATCAAATCGCCTTGCAGTAGTGTTGGCATGGCGCTTGAATTCTTAGCAAACGGGTAGTATGTGTTAGCTACAAACTCAGGTGTGATATTATCCTTAACGTACAGGTTAACCTCGTTGAACGTAGGTCGATTCTGAGGTTTCACTATTTCGTAAGATGATGACCTCTGGATATCACGATCAAGGCGAGCACCTATGTTCACCACGCCGTCTAGTGGGTCGATCAGGTCGATCAGGCTGACTTTGTTCTTACCCCCGAATCGCTCTTGACTAGACAACTCCATGACGTCTGACAGCTCTGAGTACTTCATCTCTTCAGCCGATATGCCGCGCTTCTTGAGCTCAGGCACCAGCCAATCTTTAGGCACGTCAGGTTTACCCTTCTCTTCAAGCAGATCTAGCAGGGTGTTGCGTAGTTTGGACGAATACCCTGTGCTTTCAGCCTTAGGGTTATAGTCCATGTCAAACATCTCATTGAAGTACTGGTTGTACGTAGCTTCACGCTGTTCACCTCGAAGCCCGTATGGTACTTTAGGTGGCTTGACCTTAGGTTGCGCTGGCATATCAGGCAACTGCTGAGGTGTCATCAGCGTAGTGTCGTATGGCGCTGGTTTTGGTGGTTCAGGAGCCAGTAGGGGTTTTGGTGGCTCCTGAGTCAGTACAGGTTTTGGCGGCTCGTCTGGGCTCGTAAGTGTGGACGTGGGCGTAGGCGTAGGTGTAGGCGTAGGCGTAGGCGCATTTTGCGTAATGTAACGCGAGCCGTTGACCTCACCCCAGCTTAGCGGTTTAGTAGGGTCGAACCACGGCGCTTCACCCTCAGATAGCATGTCGGTGTTAGCCATACCCACCATATAGTCATTTACTGCTTCTTCAAGTGTGCTGTAGCGACCATCTTTAGAACCTACAATACCAGCAACGCCCTCTTCAGGATAGTCGTAGTGGGTGACGCCTGTCATGTCAATTTCTGCAACTTCAACGTTCATATCGTCGATTATGTGGTAGCCTATTTCCTTGTTACCAACGATAGGGATGTCATAACTACCGCCAAAAGCAGGTATAGTGTACTCTTCGACCTCATTCGCAAGGATGGCTTTCTCTAGGTCGTACTCAATACCCAGATCATCCAGCTTCTCCTGCAACTGAGGCATGATGTCGTAGTCTTCTTTACCAAGAACGTCACCTTCACCCATGAAAACACTACCCTTGGTGTCTTTATCCTTCCAAGTGGCTAAGTTTTTGAGCGTCACGTCCATAAACTCATCCCAAGCAGGGAAGCTCTGAGCCATTAGCTGAGGTGCGGCTGGTACGTCTGGGGTAGCTGGTAGCGCAGGTGCATCAGCCAGACCCTCTAGCAGGGTCGCTGGTACGTTTGGTAGCGCCTGAGACAGTGCTAGGTCACGTGCGCCACGCAAGAAGTCGCGTCTGCTCAGTTCAGGGTTGATCGGCGACTGTAGCGGTGCTGGCGCTTGGGTGTCACCCCCAAAAAGGGACGTAAGTAGCCCACGGCGCGTAGTACCTGCTGGCGGTGGTGCAGTTGGTGCAGTTGGTGCGGGTGTTGGCGCTGGTAGCTCTGGAGTAGGTGTTTGGGCGCGTGGGGCTGGGCGCGGTGCGTCAAGGAGCATCTGAGGGTTGACAGCATCAGGCTCTCTAGGTAGGCGGCGTATACCAAGCAGAGCAGGTGCTACGCCCATCACACCGTAACCTAGTGCTCCGGCTTCTTCCCCTGCGTTCTCGTCGAAGGTGTCACCCACTGGGCGCATGAACTTGTCTTCGTACCACTCACCTACGGGTTGCATCACAGACTCGTAGTTCTGCATGGCCTGCTCGTAGCCTTCGGTGGTGCGTGGTAGCATCCAGTCATCAGCCGCTTGCTGAGTCTGACCGATCAGGTCGATAGAGCGTTGCAAGTCTTCTGGCGTCATGTCGCTTGTGAGGTAGTTGTACAGCCCACGGTAGCCGCCTACGGCAGTTGCCCCTGCTCGACCTATATTGACACCTAGAGCATCTAGTGATCCCTTGATACCTACGGGATTCTTGATAGCTTCTACCTGCGTGCCCAGCCACTCTTCAAACGTCATCCTACCACCCTCATGCAAGTTGTCCATGCATTATGGGCGATAGGACTTAATCACGCAACGCCCTTCAAGCCTCGCTTCAGGGCTCCACCTGACCAGCCAGCGCGTGAGCGGTAGCCAACAGCGAGGTAACGCATAGCATCAGCTGGGTGGGATGACCAGTCGTGTTCAGGACGCCCCTTCCACGTGAGGCGCTGGTCGTCAAACTCACGGTGATACTGGCGTAGCGCCTCTATCAAGTGGTCTGTCTTCTCAGCATCAAACCAACAGCGGGGTATCATGCTCCTGACTGCCTGTATACCATCATCGACGTTCAGTCTAGGCGCTATGGTGATCGGGGTTATGCCCAGTCCCATTAGGGTTTCGTATCTTGACTTACCAGTGCCCAGCTCCTTCACCTGCACGTCATGGGGAAGGATGTGCTGATCGTAGATGTATCCCTTATCTTTCAATACCTTAGCGTAATGATCTAAACCTACACCTGAGTTCTCGTAGTAGTCGATGATGCGCACTTCAGCGCCTACCATCTGGGAGAAGACAATGCTGGTGCTGTCTCCGATGCCCAAGTCCCAAGCAGTTACTACTGGTAGGGCTCGGTCGTATGGTACGCTGGTGATGCGGTTATCCGTCCTAGCATCCCTCATCTCGATGACGTAGTAGGCACCATCATGGTGAGTGAGGAAGGCGCCTTCCCAGATGTGGTCGTACGAGTCAGGGCGCTTGTGGTAGTCCTCTTGTCGCTCCTGCTCCAGTACCTCAGGGAAGAAGGGGTTGTCTCGCCAGTTGATCTCAACTATCTTGGCGCTGTCTGGTGTGTTCTCCCTGAAGCGCCTGTGGGTGGCTGACAGCTTCGACTCAGGGTTGTAGCTGATCCAGATCTCTGAGCCTTCCTCACGTACTGAGGGTATCAGCTTGACCCATGCGCTTTCGCTTACCGTCTCGGCTTCATCTACCCAACACAGCAGTATCTTGGACTTCGACTTGATACTGTCGAGGTTGCGCCTCAGACCAGCGAAGGAGTACGACACCAACCCTGACTTGGACCTGATATAGTTAGCGCCTATCTCGTAGTTGGCTTCAAGCCACGGTACACTCAGGATGGCTGAGCGTATCTCTTCAAAAGATGAGTCGGCCAGCGAGTTCATATACTCACGAGCACATAGGATAACGCCTGATTTCCCTTGTCTTTCAAGGTTATAGCCGTATATCGCTGACATCAGGGCGAAGGAGCGGGTCTTGGCTGATCCTCGCCCACCGTGCGCTATCCTGTATCGCGCCTCACCTTCGAACAGCTTTAGCATCTTAGGCGGCAAAGCGATAATTGCCTCAGTCGATCCGCTTGACATCTTGTACCTCAGTATACTCAGCCTCTTGTACGTCACCTTGAAGCTTTTTGGGCTCTTCGGTGGCACTTACTATCTTGATCACTGACGGCATGGCAACTTCATTGCTCGTGAGCTCAGCCTTGATCTCGTTCGGCATGATCTTAGCCAATAGTGCTATGAACGTCCTAGGATCTTCACGACCAATTTCCACTAAATAGTCGATAGAACCGAGTCGGTCGAACGCATCGTACACAGCTCGCTTGACTTCCATAGCGCGCTTCGTATTCAAGTGCAATTCTCCCTTATTTGTCTTGTGCATTTTTCACACCTCGCTGTATTTCAGTGCGCCTCAACGCGTCCCGAAGTCTAGTAATTATAGGCGATCTAGCCCGAAATGAAAATCATAACACAAAGTGTTTGACATATGACACAATGTGTTCCAAAATACTCACATGGATCGAGCAAATATGCTGATCCGAAGTCAAACGTCAACACAGGAATATGACCATGAAACTGACTACTGCTATCGTGAACAAAATCGAAACTGCAACTCTGAAAGATCTGGTTGCTTTCTACAACTTCCACAACGCTGACAAGCAGATCAAAGCCTTTGCCAGCAAAGCCAAAGGCGCTGAGCGTGTGACTACACTGCTTGAGCTGTTGGTTGACAACTACGAGCAGTGCCCACACTGCCTAGACTTCGCTGATGCGTCAACCTACGGTGCTGACACAACCATCACAGCCGCAGGTGAAGAGGGTACAGCCGCTGGCAACCGTATGGAGTGTCACAGTTGTGGTACTATCTACAGCCGCAACGGTGCTGTGTACACTGGTGGTAAAGGCGGCGCTGTTGCAGGTCGCACCAACCCAACCTTCGCCAAAACCATGAGCGAATCACTGAAGCTGGATCGTACCGTTGAGTGTGTCGAGACAGGCGAGGTGTTCAAAAACTGCTTCCGTATCTTCCGTGAGGGTCACATGAGCAACGCTCAGTCTGATCGCCTCAGTCACATCCTGTACACTGCGGCTAAGCAGGGTGTACGCATGGAGCAGGAGATGAACGGTAAGACTTACCGCCTCGTCAACGTTGACACTAACGAAGGAGCGGAGGCGTAAGCCTCCCTCAGGGATTCAGGAGAATGACCATGGAAACTTACAACATCATCCTACAGGGCTC